CTCTTCATATGCCGGATTAGACGGAGCAACGGGTGATGATACTAGCATATCAATGCTTATGGCTTTGTTGATGCTAAATTACCACTGGAATATTGGTACCAACTCTAAGCCATGGGTAATTTTTGAGTCTCTCTATATAGCCCCGGCAGATGACTCAATTAAAGGATTTGTATATTATAAGGACAATAGACAAGAAGATGCCGGATCTTGGGAAGAATTCTGGGAGAATATGACTGAAGACTGGCTGATAGAGGCAGGAGAAAGTAGAGCGTTCGATTTGGCAGCTTTGTGGAACGAAACAGCATATGCTCTTTACATGTCCAGAGTATATTTGATATTTATGACTTATTATTGCTTTTATGAGATCAAAAGAATAGAGCTAGAATCTACAGCGGCGCATGATGAAGCACGATCTTTTATTGGGCAGGAACTATATGATATTTTAGACTTTGCCGGAATTGTCACTTATGCAGCCCTCGAAACCACATTCCGTGAGAAGTTTGAAAATAACTATCGAATAACAGGCACAGAAGAGATATTCCTCGACATTAAGGCAAAAGTAAAGAACTTCAAAGATACTATTTATGAAATAGATAATTTGATGAAGGCACCTGTCAAAGAATATTTAAGTTTTGATATTAACAAAGAGCGATATATTAATTATAGATCTAGGCTTGACGGCAAATTTGGAGCAGAATATTCAAATTCACTTGATGATAGCGCATATGAGAGTGATAAAAATCAGGCTATTGAGGATGGAACTTATGAGTCCTACTCGAACGGATATAAGATAGAGAATGATATACTGAAAGAAGTCATAGAGAAATATACAGAAGCACAAATAGCCATGGCAAATCTTGAAGCAATTGAAGAGTAACGTTAAGTAAGAATCTAAAAATCGTACTTTTTCACTATTTAAATAAAGAGGGAACAATATGTCTAATTATGCACCGGCTCTTCCATTGACAATTAGCCCAAAAAATGGCTATGAAAATCTACAAGAAGTAAAGAAAGTCATACTCCAGAATATGAAAATGATTGTCTTGACATCTCCCGGCGAGAGGATAATGGATCCGTTTTTTGGTGTTGGTGTTAGGAGGTATCTCTTTGAACAAAACACTGAGGCTACTCATCTTAAAATAAAGACTAGAATCAAGAAACAGATAGGCGAATACATGCCCTTTGTACAAATTCGGAAAGTCGATATTTCTAGCGATTTAGATCAGATGAATTTCCCATCTAACTCTATTTTAATTACAATAGAATTTAGTATAGAAAACATTGGGGTTGTCGACAGGATGACTATCAAAGTTTAATAAGAGGATATATAATGGCGAAATATGATGATAAGAACAAAAAGGTACCAATAAGATATACCAGTCGAGATTTTAATAGCATAAAGACGGATTTAGTCAATTATGTTAAGAGGTATTATCCGGATACGTATAAAGATTTCAATCAAGCATCTTTTGGTTCGATGATGTTAGACACGGTGGCTTACACCGGGGATATTCTATCCTTTTATCTAGACTATCAAACTAACGAATCGTTTCTAGATACTGCTAATGAATTTAATAATGTTGTAAAACTAACCAGACAAATGGGCTATAAGTATAGAGGACGCCCCTCTGCACACGGCTATGTATCATTTTTCATAATGGTTCCGGCAAATGCAACTGGATTGGGCCCAGACACGGCTTATGTACCCAAGCTTAAAAGAAAAAGCATAATGACATCAGAAGATGGCGAATCATATATGCTTACCGAAGATGTAGATTTCAGAAATGCCAACAACGAGATAGTAGTTGGTAAAGTTAACTCTACTAGCGGACTTCCCACTCACTACATTATTAAAGCGACTGGAAGGGTTGTTTCCGGAAAGTTGGCTATGAAGAATGTTAAAGTTACAGATTATAAAAAATTCAATAGAATTTTCTTGGGTGATGGAAATGTGGCAGAAATAATTGAATGTACTGATCTTGAAGGGCATCATTATCACGAAGTAGAACATTTGGCACAGGATGTAATTTATATGGATGTCGACAATAATGATCCGTCCACTAGAGAAGCTACGCCAAAAATTCTTAAGCCAATTAGTGTTCCTAGGAGATTTGTTGTTGAAAGAAAGAGAGGTGAGACTTACATGCAATTCGGATATGGATCTGAGGAGGACATAAAGATCGACAAAGTTGTTGATCCATCAAATGTAATTCTGGAGCAGTACGGAAGAGATTATATAACAAACACAGACTTTGATCCTTCAAATCTATTGGGTACTGACAAATTTGGCATTTCACCGGTGAACACAACTTTGAGAATTGTCTTTCGTCAGAACGCTAGTAATAATCCAAATACCGGCGTAGGAAAACTTAATAACGTTGTAAAGCCGATTTTTAAATTTGAAGATCCAACTAGCTTAAACGATGCTAAACTAAGGAATATCATGAATTCAATTGAATGTAACAATGATGCACAAATTATTGGTAACGTCAATCTTCCATCGACTGAGGAGTTGAAGGTAAGAACAAAGTCATATTTTGCAACCCAGAATCGGGCAGTTACTCGTGAAGACTATAAATCATTGACATACAGCATGCCTCCAAAGTTTGGTGCGATTAAGCGCTGCGCTGTTTTACAAGATCCAGATTCATTTAAAAGAAATCTTAATATGTATGTCATATCCGAAAATGCAGTTGGCAATCTTACTACTTCTAACGACATTTTGAAATCAAATATCAAGACATGGCTTAATCAATATCGTATGGTTAATGATACATTAGATATAATGGATGCGAAGATAATCAATATTTCTATTAATTTCACAGTTGTGACAAAGGGTGGTTATGATAAGTTCACAGTGCTAGACGAATGTTTAAGAACTCTTAGAGATCGTTTTAGCCGGCATTTCGATATTGCTGAGCCCTTTAGCTTTACTGAAGTCTATGCTACTCTAAATAGAATTGAGGGCGTTGCTGACACAACTGACGTCGAGGTACGCAATCAGAATGGCGGCGCCTATTCAACAGTGGGGCTAAACATAACGAAATCTATAACTCCGGACGGAAGATATATTGCATGCCCTTTAAACTGCATATTTGAAGTCAAATTTCCATTAACCGATATCAAGGGGAGCGTAAAATAATGGCAATCAAAAGATATACAGCAATTGCTGACAATACTATAACAAATCAATACAATGAAGGCTTGGGCTCTAGAAGGACAGCGGGAAATGCTGGGCTGGCAGACTCCATGGAGCTTTTCAAAATCTACGGACAGGTTACAAATACTAGTGTTGAGCAATCTAGACTATTAATTAAATTTCCTGTTAATGAGACAGATCTTCCATCGACAGTTCGCACCATTAAGCAGGATAGAGATCTAGAGATATTACCAGCTTCAGGATCCGTAAAATTTTATATGAAGTTATCAAATGTTGAGCACCCGCAAACTGTACCTAAGAACTATAAACTAGTTGCTCATCCCCTTACGAGAGACTGGGACGAGGGGCAGGGCGTTGATTTGGATGAATATTCGGATGTAGGGCATTCGAACTGGCTATCTGCATCGTCTACCACTGCGTGGAGTACTGCCGGAGGAGATTTTAATGATAGTGCGCCATATGTATTTGAACAACAATTTGATACTGGCTTTGAAGATTTTTTAGTCGATGTAACGGAATATGTTGAAGATGTGCTGGACAGCAGCCTAAATTCTGGCAACAACTATGGATTTATTGTGATGTTATCATCCAGTTTTCTATCCGATGCTAATTCGTATTACACAAAGAAATTCTCAGCCAGATCGTCAGAATATTTCTTTAGTCGCCCGATTATTGAAGCTAGATGGGATTCGTCTATAAAAGATGATAGAAGTAATTTTTATTATAGTTCTAGCCTAGCACCAGCCGCAGATAATTTAAATACAATTTATCTTTATAATAATATTGGTGGAAGACTTAGAAACATACCAAGCGTTGGCACTGGCAATATATATACACAGCTTTATGCATCCTCCGAAGGAACTCCAACAGGAGATGCCCTAACGTTAGTGCAAGATGGCACACATGTTCGTTCAGCAGCGCCAACAGTTATAACAGGTGGGTGGGCTTCAACTGGTGTTTATAGCGCCTCTGTTGCTGCCACAGGCACGACAGAAACACTCCATGATGTATGGTTTAAGCAAGTTAAAGCTTCAACAGTATTAACTTTTGGATCAGGAATCCCCTCTAATGGGACACTAGGTATTACCTTTGGTGCGCTTGGAGCATATACACTTACCTTTGACAACACAGTCGGATCAACTGATTCCGATGTCGGCACCAAAGCCTCAACAGTCCTGACGTTTGGATCAGGAATTCCTTCTAATGGGACATTGGCAATCACCTTCGGCGAAGTTGG